CCAAGCCGACGGATGAAGTGGCAATTGCGATGGATGAGCTGGGGATCTCGATCACGAATAGTGACGGCTCCATGAAATCTTTAAATGAGATCATGGGGGATCTGCGCAGTGGTTTTGCGGGCTTGAGTGAGGCGGAAAAAACGAATATGGCGGCTACGATCGGCGGGCAGGAGGCGATGTCGGGACTGCTTGCCATTGTGAATGCGTCGGACGGGGATTTTCGTAAACTGCAGACGTCAATCTATAGCTGTGACGGTGCGGCGAAGGGCATGGCGGAAACCATGCAGAATAATCTGAAGGGGAGTCTTACGATCCTTGGATCTGCGGCGGAAGGTTTTGGAATCAAGATCTATGAGAAGATGCAGGTTCCGCTTAGGAAGGCTGTCGACGCCGGAACGGAAGGTGTCAACCGGCTGTCAAAAGCGTTTGATTCGGGCGGTTTGAAGGGTGTGGTGTCGGAAGCGGGGAAGTTGTTCCGTGAATTTGCGGATGAGGCGGAGGGAAGCAGTAAGTCGGCGGGGAAGATTGTGCCTCCGCTTAGGAACATTGCAAGTGCTGGTCTGAACCTGGGGAAGGCTGTACTCCCTCTGGCTGTCAGGGCTTTTAAACTTCTGGCTGAAAATCTGGATGTGGTGTTACCGCTTCTGGCTGCCGGTGTAGCTGCGGTGAAGGCTTATGCCGTGGCTGCGTCTGTGGCGGGTGCGGTTAAGAAGCTGTCGGCGGCGTATGCCGCATTTAGTGCGGCGGTGGCTGCGAATCCGGTGGGGCTTGCCGTGGCTGCGGTTGCGGCTCTGGCGGCGGGGCTGGTGACTTATTCGGTGATTGCTGATGATGCGAAGGATAAGTCGTATGAGTTATCGGACAGTGAGCGGAAGCTTGTGGATTCCTGCAATGAGCTGACGAATTCTTTGAACAGCCAGAGGGCGGCGAGGGAGAAGTCGGTACAGGCGATTGATATGGAGTATGACGGTTATCGGTCCTTACTATCGGAGTTACAGTCCATCACGGATGAAAACGGCAGGGTTAAGGCTGGTTATGAGGAGCGGGCGAGGGTGATCACCGGGGAGTTGTCGGATGCTTTGGGAACGGAGATCGCACTGACGGACGGTGTGATCCAGAATTATCAGGAGACGGTAGCTGCCCTGGATGAGGTGATCGCAAAGAAGAAGGCGGAGGCATTGTGTTCGGCTCTTCAGGAGGAAATGGCAGTTGCGTATAAGAACAGCCAGGAGGCGTTGCTTGCTTATAAGGATGCAGTGGCAGTTGCAAAGGAGAAAGAGGATGCCCTTGCAGAAGCGCAGCGCAATCTGAATGAGGTAACGGACCAATACGGTAATGATACCAGTCCGAAGGCTATGGCGGCTATGATAGAGGCAAAGAATGCGGTAAAAGAAGCGCAGACTGCGTTTGATGAAGCATCAGAATCCGTGGACGGTGCAAGAACATCTTTGAATGAACTGTCTGCTGAGGTCAATAATTATGATGCTCTTGTGGAAGCGATGCAGAGTGGAACTGTGGAAGAGATTGAATCTGCAATGAATTCTCTGGTAAGCGGGTATCAGGAGTATACGAAGGAAATGCTGGCTTCTTCTCAGACAGCGCGAGATGAAATGATAGCCCAGGCACAAGAGACAACCAGCGCCCTGTCTGTATTGGTGGAAGAGGGCGGTCAGATGTACCAGGCTTTTGGAGATGATGCTGCAGATGCGGCTGCTAAAGCGGTATCTGAGTTTCAGAAGTTGCCTGGGGGAATTAAAACTGCGGTCAAAGAGATTGGCACGGATGGCGCTGCGGCTATGGTGGCCGCTCTTGCGCAGGCTGATTTTGATGGGAAATTGAGTGAGGAATCGATTGCTTCCTATGAGGCATTTTTGTCAGGGCTTGCCAATCTTCCGGAAGGAACGCGGCAGGCTCTTTCGGATGCGGTCGAAGGCGCTATGATAGGAATGGATGGTTTTGACCGGATATCGAAGAAGGCAGAGGAAGAGGGGATCTCTTTTCTGGATGCTCTTAGGGCGGCGTTGGATGAGCATTCGCCGTCTAAGGCTACGGAAGAGATCTTCCGTCTGGCGATGGAGGGCGCGGCGCTTGGAGTGGATGCCGGGAAGGAAGGCGTGTTGTCGAGGGCCGGAGAGTTTATCGCGGCTTTCCTGGGTGTATTTACGGAATCTGATCTGGGTACAACGCTGCAGAATCTGGGGTCTCGGTTTATGTCTTTCTTTGGGATCGGCCTGTCTTCTCAGCAAGGTGCGTCAAGAAATGCCGGCAAGGTAAATGCGGATGCCGCGAATGCCGGGGCGGGTTCTGTGAATCCGAATGCTAAAGGAGCACGGTTTGGTATGATGCTGGGGACCGGAGTGGCGGGAATGGCAGGTGCATTGTTCCAGAAGGGGAAAGGGATCGCTGACCGGGCGAAGTCTGGGGCGGGTACGGTGAACCCGACGGACACGGGCGGGAGATTTGGCTCTCAGTATGCTTCGGGTGTGGGCAGTAAGGCCGGTGAAGCGAATGCAAAAGGACGTGCATTGGCCAGTAATGCGGATTCTGGCGCGGGATCGAAAACGGGTTATAATTCTGGTTCTAACTTTGGAGCTGGTTTTGTCAGTGGGATCGGTGCGTGGCTTGGGCGTGCTGCTTCGGCGGCGGCCAATCTTGCGATGTCGGCGTACAATGCGCTGCGCGGCGCCTTGGCGGAGCGGTCTCCATCCAGGAAGGCGAAGAAGTCTGGTAAGAATTTTGACCTTGGGTTTGGGATCGGTATTGAGGAGAATGCAAAGGCTGCAGTTGATTCTGCCAAGGAAATGGCGGAAGGTACGTTGGATGCCATTGATGTAGATGCGCTTTCTGAGAAGATGAGGAGTATGGATGTGCCGGATCTGATCGCGCGGATGGATCTGGCTGTGGAGGATAGGCAGTCCAGGGTAGTGGATAAAGTAGTTGGTGCTGTTATTGCGAAGGAGAAGAGCGGACTTGTGGATGAGTGTCGCGGCGGTAAGCTGGAGATTGATTATAAGCGTCTTGGACGGGAGCTTTCGAAGCGTCCGGTCATTGTGTCTGTGGAAATGGATAAAAGGGAGTTTATTCGGGTTACGGCTGCGGAGATGGAGCGGCAGATCGAGGAGAATATTTTCCTGAAGGAGATGCTGAAGGGGAAGAGGTGACGGTGTATATGGGGTTGTCGGTTAAATTTAACGGGTATGAGTTGAATCAATATATTGATGTGTTGATCGGGTTCACTCCGTTCTCTGGTGCTGAATGGTCTCCGGAGCTTCTGGGGGATGCCGGATTAAAGCGGGGTGCAGATTTCTCTTATACGACTTATAAGCAGAAGCAGATCCCGATGCCTTATACGGTGCTGGAGGATCTGGGGGAGAAGCATGATGAGCTTGCCCGTATCCTGAATGTTGACGAGCCGAAGGAGCTGGTGTTTGGAAATGCCCCGGACAGGGTGTTCTATGCGGTTCCGATGGGGGATCTTGATTTTGATGATTATGAATGTCTGGGGGAAGGTGTGATCACCTGGCTGGTCCCGGACGGCCTGGCTCATTCTACGGTGGAAAAGACGTTCCCGGCTTCGCTTAATGCAGACGGGATCCTGGAAGCTACGATTGTGAACCGGGGCACGGAGTCTGTCCCGGTGAGCTATGAGATCGTTCATAAGCATGAGAATGGGTATCTGGGTATTGTGTCGCAGTATGGCGTGATGCAGTATGGACGTGTGGAGGAGACGGACTGGGAGAATTATAAGCAGAATGAGAAGCTTGTGAGGCTGTCGGATCTGTCTGCCCTGCCGGATGATCCTGGAACGAACTATATGCATCCGAATCATGTGATGGGCGGTTCCCTGGTGACGGAGACTATCGGCGGGAAACCCTGCCTGCGGCTTCGGTCGACGGGGGCGGTCAGTGCGGGGAAGTGGATCGGGGCCATGAAGACGCTGACGGTCCCGGCGGACTCGGAGGGGCACGCGGGGGCAAAGAACTTCTATTGTTATCTGAATCATTGGTTTGAGACGGGCCTGATGGGGCAGACGGCGGAGCAGTCCATTGCGTTCCTGACGGGGGATAATAAGGTGATCTGCGGGTACAGCCTGTTTAAGTCGGATATGACGGGGAATACAGCGTGTCTGGAGTTCTGGCTGAATGGGAAGATCGTGCGGTCGATCTCGTTTGCTCCGTCCAGTTCAGACAGTGCGAATCCGTTTAATCATGGAAGGGGGCACAATGACATCCGTAAGGAAGGGGACAAGGTGACCTTCTATTGGTTCGGGAGTTATCCGAGTTACCGGTCTTCTGCCATCCGGAACATGGAGTGTAAGAAGATCCAGGTTGCGTTTACCCAGTTTGATTCCCGGGGGCTTGGGAATAAGTATGTGACCCGGAATTATCTGCGGTCTCTGGAGTTCCAGAAGATGGGCGTGGAGAAGTGGAGGGATGTGCCGAACCGTTACCAGGAGGGGGATGTGGTGAGTATCGACGGGGAGGCGGCGCGGGTCTATGTGAATGGGATGGCGAATACGGGGGATGAGATGATAGGGACCAAGTATTTTCATGTGCCGCCTGGGGAGACGAAGGTGCAGTTTTATTATTCGGGTTTCTGTAACCCGGCTCCGGTGGTGACGGCGAGGATTAAGGAGGCGTTTTTGTAATGGAGAATGTAAGGATCGCGGTGTTGAGCGCGTATGATAAGGTGTGTGCGTTTCTGGATAACGGGGCGCCGTCTGCGCTGCATTATTATGGGGATGAGCTGCATTCCTATAGGGAGGGCTCTGCCTGTACTTATGGTTTTAAGGCTTCGGCCAGGCATGGGGATGCCCAGTATCTTGTAGAGGGGAATAAGCTGGCGTTCCGGTATGGGGGCAGGGATTATTATTTTAATATCATGAAGGTGGTGAAGACGGAGTATGTGGTGGAGGTTGTTGCGTATTCTATGATGTTTGAGCTGCTGAATGAGGATGCGGGGGAATATAAGTCGCCGAAGGCTATGAGTTTTCAGGAGTATCTGGATGTGTTTGATCCGGAGCATACGTTGGAACTTGGGGTGAATGAGGTGGAGGATAAGACGGTCAGCCATGAGTGGACGGGATCGTCGACGATCCTTGCGAGGATCTTTTCTCTTGCGAATGTGTTTGGCGCGGAGGCGGAGTTTGTGCCGGTGCTTGCGGATGATTATTCTTTGGAACGGCTTGTGATGAATGTGTACCGGGAGCATGACGGGGAGAATCAGGGGATCGGTAAGGACAGGCGGGATATGACGCTTCGGTATGGGGTGAATGTGAAGGGGATCCGGAAGTCTTCGGACATCACGGGGCTGTATACGGCGATCCTGCCGGTGGGGACGGATAATCTGATGATCTCGGCGCTTGATAAGACGGAGCTTGACGCGGACGGAAGGGTGGAATACCGGTCTGCGCCTGGGGATGGGTGTATCCGTGCGGTGCAGGCGATGGAGCGTTTTCCGTCGAATCTTAAGACGGATGACCGGTATATATTGAAGCGGTGGTCTTATGATACGGCGAATGTGAATGTGCTGTATGGGCAGGCTCTTGCTGAGCTTAAGAAGGTGTGTGTGCCGCAGGTGAGTTATGAGGTGGACGGCTTTTTTGATACGGAGATGGGGGACACGGTGGTGGTGACGGATGAGGAGTTTGTACCGGCGCTGTACCTGGAGGCGCGGGTGACGGAGCAGGTCAGGAGTCTTACGGATCCGGCGCAGAATAAGACGACGTTTGATAATTTTCATGAGTTGAAATCTCAGGTGGATACGTCGCTTCTGGATAAGATGAATCAGCTGATCCGGGAGTATAAGGTCTATGCCTGTGTGATCTCTACGGATAACGGGATCGTGTTTAAGAACGGGGAAGGGACTACGACGCTGACGGCGAATGTGAGGGATGCGGGAGCGGATGTGGTGGATATGTTTACGATCGTGTGGATGAAGGACGGTGTGGAGCTTGCGGTCGGGAAGAGTATTGTGGTGAATGCGGGAGATGTTTCTGGGAAGGCGGTCTATGGGTTTGAAGCCAGGGATGCCGGCGGGGGTGTCCGGGGATCGTATGAGGTTACGGTGAGTAATGTAGTGGATGGTGCTGCCGGGGAGAAGGGCGATCCGGGTGATAAAGGAGATAAGGGAGACAAAGGGGATAAGGGGGACCAGGGAGCTACCGGTGCGACAGGTCCGCAGGGGCCAACGGGTGCAACGGGTCCGCAGGGTCCGGTTGGTCCGACAGGGCCTAAAGGTCCGGCCGGACCCAATGGAGCGGATGGTCAGATGTTGTATGCGACCTGCGGCACGGCTGCAGGTACGGCTGCGAAGGCGGCGACGCTGAAAGCGGGGACACTGGTGCTGAAAGCGGGCGCTACGGTTTCGGTGCAGTTTACTTATGCGAATACGGCGGCGTCTCCGACGCTGAATATCAACGGTACGGGGGCGAAGGCGGTCTATACGCAGGGTGTGAGGTATGCGTATTGGGCTGCGGGTGCTACGGTGGTGTTTACTTATGACGGGGCGAACTGGAGGGTTGCTTCGGAGCCGGTGTATGCGAATACGGTTACGGTTGGGAATGCGGCAAGTGGACATATTTTTATAGATAGTGACAGTATTGATTTTATGAGTGGAAGTTCCATTTTTGCATCCCTGCTTAACGATTCGACTGGCGCGCATTTGCACTCAATAAGAACATTGTTTCTTGAAT